CCCGCCCCGCCACGGAAAATCACAACTAGTGTCTATATTCTTCCCGGCGTGGTTTTTGGGGCGGAACCCCAATAAAAAGGTCATGATGGTGTCACATACCACCGATCTGGCCGTCGATTTTGGTCGAAAAGTCCGTAATTTGATATCTGTGGATGCTTATAAATCTATATTCCCTACCGTTGCATTAGCCGCAGATTCTAAGTCTGCTGGGCGTTGGAATACTAATGTAGGGGGAGAGTACTATGCCTGTGGTGTTGGCTCTGCGTTGGCTGGACGAGGCGCTGACCTGCTTTTAGTCGATGATCCGCACTCTGAGCAGGATGTGATTAACGGTAACTTCTCAGTGTTTGAGAAAGCCTACGAGTGGTATACGTTCGGTGCACGAACACGTTTGATGCCGGGGGGACGGGTAGCAATTATCCAAACCCGATGGCACATGGATGACCTGACAGGGCGTGTGGTTAGGGATATGACCCAGAACGAACGGGCTGATGAGTTTGAGGTAATTGAATTTCCTGCGATACTAGATCTTGAAGATAAAGCAGGTAAACCCATACAAAAACCGTTGTGGCCTGAGTTTTTTGATTTAGACGCTTTGCTACGGACTAAGGCATCAATGCCTGTCTTTCAGTGGAATGCACAGTACCAGCAGGAACCAACAGCGGAAGAGGCTGCACTTGTTAAGCGTGAGTGGTGGCAGCATTGGGAACGAGAAGATCCGCCTAACTGCGAATATATTATTATGTCTCTTGATGCTGCGGCAGAAAAACATAATCGCGCTGACTTTACGGCACTAACGACGTGGGGTGTTTTCTTTAATGAAGAGGTTGACGCGTACCACATCATCTTACTTAACAGCATTAAAAAACGATTAGAGTTCCCCGAGCTTAAAGAGCTGGCGATGGAAGAGTATGCGGACTGGGAACCCGATTCGTTTATTGTGGAGAAGAAGAGCGCGGGTACAGCGTTGTATCAAGAGATGCGGCGTATGGGACTACCCGTGCAAGAATATACCCCTCACAGAGGATCTGGTGATAAACTAGCGCGTTTAAATTCTGTCGCTGATATTGTAGCATCAGGTCTTGTATGGGTACCTGAAACTCGATGGGCAGAGGAAGTGATCGAGGAGATTGCTGGATTCCCGTTTATGAGCCATGATGACTTAGTGGATTCGACTGTTATGGCACTGATGCGTTTTAGACAAGGTGGATTCATACGCTTACCAACTGACGAACCTGACGAGATTCGTTACTTCAAACAACGACGCGGCGGGTACTACTAAGAGTATAAATTATGGCTATTGAAAAAGGTTTGTATGCAGCACCAGAGGGTATAGACGATCTGCTTGAGGGTGAGATGATGGACGATGCACTTGAAGGTGGTGCATTAGAGATCGAGATTGTTGACCCAGAAATGGTGACGCTATCTGACGGTAGTATGGAGATCACGTTAATACCAGATGCCAACGAAGTAGACCTGATGGCATTTGATGCAAACCTTGCAGAAGCATTAGACGATAACGAGTTGCAAGGACTGGCACAGGATTTAATTGGGCTTATCGATGCTGATACCGATAGCCGAAAAGATTGGGCTGATACGTTTGTCAAAGGACTAGATGTATTAGGGTTCAAGTACGAAGAGCGTACAGATCCGTGGGACGGTGCCTGCGGGGTTTACTCTACTGTACTGGCCGAAGCCGCCATACGTTTCCAAGCGGAAACAATGAGTGAGACTTTCCCAGCCGCTGGCCCTGTTCGTGTAAAGATATTAGGCGAAGAGACACAAGATAAAGCTGAAGCCGCTGATAGAGTAAAAGCGGATATGAACTATGAACTGACCGAACGGATGGTGGAGTATCGGCCAGAGCATGAACGCCTGCTATATAGCCTAGGATTGGCTGGTTCGGCATTTAAAAAGGTGTATTTTGACCCGAATATGGGGCGGCAGGTAGCCATATACATCCCTGCGGAAGACGTGATTGTACCTTACGGTGCGTCCCATATTGAGACTGCTGAACGTGTTACGCACGTCATGCGGAAGACCAAGAACGAGTTAAAGAAATTACAAGCGATGGGGTTCTACCGTGAGGTAGACCTCGGTGACCCACAGCCGTTCCATACAGATATTGAGAAGCGAAAGGCTGAAGAAGGCGGGTATTCTATCACCGACGATGATCGATATGCAGTTTACGAGATACACGCGGATCTCATTATTGATGGCATTGATGAAGATGATGACGAGATTGCCAAGCCCTATGTCGTTACCATTGAAAGAGGGACGGGTAACGTCCTAGCGATACGTCGTAACTGGAGCGAAGAAGACCCGCTGATGTTGAAGCGTCAGCACTTCGTGCACTATGTATACGTGCCGGGGTTTGGGTTCTACGGTCTTGGTTTGATCCACATTATCGGTGGGTACGCCCGTGCAGGTACTTCACTTATCCGTCAGTTGGTTGATGCCGGTACGCTGTCTAACTTACCCGGAGGGTTGAAATCCCGTGGTTTAAGGATCAAAGGTGATGACTCACCCATTGAGCCGGGTGAATGGAAAGATGTGGATGTACCGTCTGGAAGTATCCGTGACAATATTATGCCGCTTCCATATAAGGAGCCAAGCCAAACTCTATTAGCCTTGTTGAACCAGATCACTACTGAAGGTCGTCGGTTAGGGGCGATCAGTGATATGAATATATCTGACATGTCGGCTAACGCTCCGGTAGGAACGACGCTGGCGTTGTTAGAACGTACGCTTAAACCTATGGCTGCGGTACAGGCCCGTGTTCACTACGCGATGAAGCAAGAGTTCAAGATGCTCAAGGCTATCATGTCGGAGTATGCGCCTACTGAGTACGATTATATCCCCATGCGGGGGCAGGTCAGTGCGAGGGTAGCAGACTACATGATGGTGGATGTAATCCCCGTCAGTGATCCTAACTCATCAACGATGGCCCAGCGGGTTGTACAGTACCAAGCGGTATTACAGATGGCGCAGAGCGCCCCGCAAATCTACGACCTGCCACAGTTACACAGGCAGATGATCGAGGTATTAGGAGTTAAGAATGCAGATAAACTTGTCCCAACTCAGGACGACCTTAAACCGACTGATCCGGTTAGTGAGAATATGGATGCGCTCAATGGCAAACCGCTTAAAGCGTTTATATATCAAGATCACGACGCGCACATAACGACGCACCAAGCGTTTATGCAAGACCCGATGGTCGCTCAGATGATCGGGCAAAATCCACAGGGACAGGCTATTATGGCTGCTCTGCAAGCGCACTTAGCGCAACACTTAGGGTTTAAATACCGTAAGCAGATGGAAGAAAAACTGGGAGCACCTCTCCCTGCACCAAACGAAGAACTTCCTGAAAGTATAGAAGTTACTTTAGCTCAGTTGATGGCGAAGGCTGGCACTCAGTTAACACAAGCACATCAACAACAAGATGCACAAACGCAAGCACAACAGCAAGCGCAAGACCCTGTATTCCAGTTACAACAGCAAGAACTGGCACTAAAGCAGCAAGAAATCCAACGTAAGGCTCAAAAAGATGCTGCTGATATACAGCTCCGCCAAGCGGAACAACAGCGTAAAGTCCAAAAAGACCAAGTAGACGCTGCTCTAGATGTGGAACAACTTAAGCTAGATAAACAAGAACTCTCTATTGAGGCCCAGAAAGAAGGGGTCAAGATTGCGATTGATAAGCAAAACAACAAAGAGAAGTTAGATTTAGAGCTTATGCGATTGATTGAACAACAGAACAAGGGTCAGTAATGGCTAAAACCGTATTTGACGTGCTTAAAGATAAGCTGACGGAGGATAAATCCGCAGCACTACAGTTTCTTGGTAATGGGGGAGCAAAAGATTTTTCCCAGTACAAGGAAGTTACAGGTATGGTTCGGGGTCTCGAAACCTGTATCGGATATGTAGAAGACCTCTCACGCAATATGGAAGAGTATGATGAGTGAAGCAATAAAAACGTTAGCACCTGAAGAGATGCTGTCGCAAGAGGACATAGAAGCGCAATTACCGAAACCTGTAGGGTACAGGGTGCTTGTCGCGTTACCACAAGTTGAAGAGACGTTTGGGGATACCGGACTGCTTAAATCTTCAAACACAATAAGCCAAGAACACATTATGTCGATAATCGGTCTGGTGTTGGATATGGGCGAGCAAGCCTATTCTGACGAGGATCGGTTCCCGACAGGCCCGTGGTGTAAGCCGGGGGATTATGTAATGTTCCGTATGAATACGGGTACTAGGTTTAAAGTTGGTGGGGTTGAATATCGTCTAATGAATGATGATTCTATCGAGGCTATTGTGGCCGACCCCCGTGGTGTAACACGCGCATAAGGAGATAGGTATGCCCTTTCAAAAAGTAGAATTTAAATTCCCTGATGAGCAGGAAGAAGACCAGAAGATTGAAGTCGAAGGCTCTAGCGCCATTGAGATTGATCTGTCTGGTGGTGAACCAGAACAGGAAGTTGAGTCTGAACCTGAAGCAGAAGCTGAAGTAGAAGAAGTTGCTGAAGACGACAGTGATGAGGACTTGCCCGAGGAACCTACGAAAGACGAATTAGATGGTTACTCAAAGAAAGTTAATAAGCGAATCGCTAAACTTACTGCTCAACGACATGAAGAAGCTCGTCAACGGGAAGAGTTAGAAAGATTCAGTCGTACACTTATCGAAGAAAATAAAAAACTTAAAGGTACTGTCACTCAAAATCAGGAAGCCCTTCTAGAACAAGCTAAGAAGACCGCTGCTGGTGAGATGATTATAGCTAAACGCCAGTACAAACAAGCGTACGAAGCTGGTGATGCTGATAAGCTGATCGAGGCACAAGAAAAACTAACCAACGCTAAAATTAAAGCGGATAGGTTAAACAACTTAAAACCCGAAACTTTACAAGAGGTTGAAACTCCTGTAGAAACAGGGGAAGATGTACAACAAGACATTCCGGCACCCGTCGATGAAAGGGCTAACATTTGGGCAGCGTCCAATACGTGGTTCGGACAAGACGATGAAATGACAAGTTTTGCGCTGGGACTGCATACGAAACTTGTCAAACTCGGGGTAAACCCCCAGAGCAATGAATACTACGAGAGCATAGACTCTCGCATGCGAGAAGTATTTCCCGATCAATTCGAGGATGAAGTTGGTGAAACAGTCGAAAAACCGAAAAGAAAATCTAACGTGGTGGCTCCCGCAACGCGAAGCACAGCCCCAAAGAAGGTTACACTTACGCCTACGCAGCTTACGCTTGCAAAACGTTTAGGACTAACACCAAAACAATACGCCACACAAATGGCGTTAGACGCGAGGAAACAATAATGGCGCAAAATAGATTAGATAGAGAGCAAACCACCCGTGAAAAGACTGTCCGTAAACGAGGTTGGACAAGACCAGAAGTTCTGCCTTCACCCACCGCGGAAGACGGATACGCCTTTAAATGGGTACGTGTGAGCACTCAAGGACAAGTTGATGCCATGAATGTTTCTTCTAAACTCCGTGAAGGTTGGGAGCCTGTCAGAGCAGAAGATCACCCAGAAATTACGATGGTCACCGTTGAAAATGAACGGTTTAAAGACAATGTCGTGATTGGTGGTTTGATGTTATGTAAAGCCCCTATAGAGTTGTCGGAAGAACGAAACGAGCATTATGAACAACAAAATGATGCTCAGATCCATTCCGTAGACAATAACCTCATGCGAGAAAACGACCCGCGTATGCCGCTATTCAACGAGCGGAAGACAAAGGTTACTTTTGGTAAAGGAACTTAAACTTTAATTTGAGGAGTCTCTAATGGCTTATCCAACTGTATCAGCCCCTTACGGGTTGAAGCCGGTCAACTTGGTCGGTGGAAGGGTATTTGCTGGTGCTACTCGACTGTTCCCCATTGCTTCTGGCTACGCAGCAAACATCTTTAACGGTGATGTTGTAAAGTTAATCAATGACGGTACTATCGAAAAAGACACTGGTACTGCTACGGCCACCCCCGTTGGCGTTTTCGTTGGCTGTTCTTACACAAGCCCTGCGCTTGGGTATCAATTGTTCAGTCAGTACTATCCCACTGGCACCGTTGCTAGTGATATCGTTGCCTACGTTGTAGACGACCCCGACGCGTTGTTCAAGGTCGCAGTAACCGCTGCTGGCACTGCAAACATCGCTTCAGTAGGTCGAACTGCTGTAGGTAATAACTCTGTGCTCATCCAGACCGCTGGAAGTACTGCTACTGGGGATTCTAAAATCTCTATCAGCTCTACTACAGCTACCACTGCTACGCAGCCTATCCGAATCATTGACGTTGTGCCCGAAACGGCTACTGGCGCTGATGCCTTCGTAGAGGTTATCGTGAAGTGGAACTGGGGTATGCACCAGTATCAAAACGCAACTGGCGTATAAGGAGTAGTATAACATGGCAATTTCACGCGCCCAATTACTGAAAGAACTCCTCCCCGGTCTGAACGCTCTATTTGGTTTAGAGTATGCGAAGTACGGTGAAGAGACGAAGGAGATTTTTGAAACAGAATCTTCTGATCGCTCTTTTGAGGAAGAAACTAAACTGTCCGGCTTCTCTGCCGCACCTGTCAAAAACGAAGGTTCTGCCATCGAATATGACAATGCACAGGAAGCATGGAGTGCACGCTACACGCACGAGACGATTGCGATGGGCTTCAGTATTACTGAAGAAGCTATCGAAGATAACTTGTATGACTCACTGTCTGCTCGTTATACCAAGGCTCTCGCCCGTGCTATGGCATACACCAAGCAAGTTAAAGGTGCTACCATCTTGAACAACGCTTTTGCTGCTGGAACCACTTACGGTGACGGCCAAACGCTTTGCTCAACGGCACACCCACTTGTATCTGGTGGCACTAACTCAAACCGTCCCGCTGTAGCGGCTGATCTTAACGAAACTTCTTTGGAAGCGGCTGTTATTCAGATTGCTGGTTGGACTGATGAGCGAAGCCTGTTGATCGCTGCGAAGCCTCGCAAGCTGATTATCCCACCCAACCTCCAGTTCGTAGCAACTCGTTTGTTAGAAACTGAAGGACGTGTTGGTACTGCGGATAACGATATCAACGCACTCCGTAACAACGGCTCTATCCCTGAAGGATACGCAGTTAACCACTATCTGACTGACCCAGATGCGTGGTTCTTAATGACTGACGTACCTAACGGTTTGAAGCACTTTGTCCGTACTCCGATGTCAACGTCTATGGATGCTGATTTCGATACTGGCAACTCGCGCTACAAAGCTAGAGAGCGATATTCCTTTGGGGTTTCTGACCCACTCGGAATCTTTGGTTCTCCCGGCGCATAAACGCGGGTACATAAGAGGGGGCACATGTTGCCCCTTTCTTTTTTCTGTAGTATAAAGTAAGTCCTGACTGCGAAAGCAGACTTAACCCAAGACAGGAGATTACAATGGGTACCACAACTTTTTCTGGCCCAATCCGGGCTGGTAACATCCGCAACACTGTAGGAACTACGTTAGGTAGTGATGTAGCCAACGTTGGCTATGTTGTCATGATGCAGACGCACACAATGGATCTTTCCGGTGGCGCAATTGCAGCAGGATCAACTGACATGGTTATTCCTGCAAACTCTAAAATTATCGACGTAGTTGTAGATTTAGCTACAGCAGCTAACGTTACTACCAACATTAGCGTTGGTGATACTGTTGGTGGAGCTACTACGATTCTGAATACCCTTGCAAGCGGTACAACTGCTGGCCTAAAGACTGTTACCACTCAAGGTGGTGGCACGAACGCATGGGCAAACACTGGCACGGCTGATCTGAAACTTACTGTAACGGCAAGTGCAGCAACCACCGCTGGGGAAGCAGTTATCACGATTCTGTACGCACAAGCCTACAACACTGCGGTACAGCCATAGGGAGTAGGTAATGTCTAGTTCTGATATCCAATCAAAACGGATTACAGGAACCGGATCATTAGGTGTTGGCCCTGCGCGTATTACGCAGCTTCAAGTCCTGACTACTACTGGTTCTCCTCGTATTACTGTCACTGATGGTAACGGTGGGAATACAGTGTTAGATCTAGACTTCAGTGCAAGTTCTACGCATTCGGTCAATATCCCCGATGATGGTATCCGATGTCCTGATGACGTTTACATCTCGACCTTTACTGCTTGTACAGCAGCGACTGTTTTCTATAGGTAACGCAGATGCGTGCCTACTACAAAGCAGGTGGGGGAGTATCTAAATCCCCTGCGTGGACGCGCAAGGAAGGTAAGAGCGAGTCTGGCGGTCTGAACGAAAAAGGCGTTGCTAGTTATCGTAAGGCTAACCCCGGCAGCAAGCTAAAAACTGCTGTTACTACGAAGCCAAGCAAGCTGAAAAAAGGTTCTAAAGCCGCCAAACGTCGCAAGTCCTTCTGTGCTCGCATGAAAGGTATGAAGAAACGTAATACTAGTGCTAAAACAGCGAATGATCCGAATAGCAGGATCAATAAAAGTTTACGGAAGTGGAACTGCTGATGCCTAGCAAAAGCAAGAAACAACACAATTTTATGGCCGCAGTGGCTAATAACCCTAAATTTGCCAGAAAAGCTGGGGTACCCCAGTCAGTAGGCAAAGATTACATAGAGGCAGATAAGATGAAAGGGATGAAGAAATACCAAGCTGGTGGTATGTCAATGGGTATGGGAAAACAAGGCTACAATGACCGTTTAGACGAGTCTATGGGTGCGCGCAATGGCCCTAAAATGCAAAGTATGAAAGCTCGTCGTGACGAAAGCGAAGGTATGGAAAAAGCTATGGGCAAGCGAAAGTTTGCTGGTAACAGGTCTATGGACAAAGCTATGCCCCGCATGAAGAAAGGCGGGAAAGTCCGTGGAGCGGGTTGTGCTACCAAAGGCGTTCGTAAAGCCAAAATGGTAAGTATGAAAGGGGCATAAATATGGCACTTTTTGATATGTTTAGGAGTAAAGACAAGAAAAAGCCGGTGGCTGGACGTAAAGCTAGTCGGCGTAGAGCTTTCCGTAAAGATGAAAAGCCAGAAGAATTACCATCAGGTATGAAAGTTAAGGACACCGAAACTCGTGTGACGGGTACACGTAGGCCTAACGAAAGCCAAGAGATGAAAGCCAAAAAAGCGTCTGTACCAGCTCCAAAAGCTGCCCCTAAGATACCTAAAATAGATGTAGATGGTAAAGCTAAAACTGGGCCAGCAGATATGATGCGTAGAGAGTCCGCTACTGCTGCGGGTATGGTTGCTGAAAAAAACCCAAAATCTATTGCTGAAGCTAGAAGAAAAGGGTCAGACACCTTTATCGGTAAAGACGGTATGAAGAAAGCCGCCGTTACTAAAGAAGAATTGGAAGCCTCTGGATATAAAACTTTGCGTGAGTATCTAAACGCTAAAAACAGAAAGAAGAAAAAACCTGCCATGAAGAAAGGCGGCAATGTGGCTAAGTATACTTATGGCGGCAAAGTTCGTGGGGCTGGTATAGCAAAGAAGGGCGTGAAGCCTTGCAAAATGAGATAGCTAATGCGCTGTTACTACAAAAAAGGCGGTTCGGTTAAAGACGCGTGTTATAACAAGGTTAAGTCACGTTATAAGGTCTTTCCGTCCGCCTACGCTTCAGGCGCTATTGCGAAATGCCGCAAGAAAGGCGCTAAAAACTGGGGTAATAAGAGTGGCCGTTAGAAAGACCGCAAAGGGTGCAGCCCTAAAACGTTGGTTTAAAGAAGACTGGAAGGACGTTCGTACCGGTAAAGACTGTGGACGAACCAAGGGTGAAAAGCGTGGTACACCGTATTGTAGACCTACAAAGCGGGTATCTGCCAAGACACCTAAAACGTCTTCTGAAATGACCAAAGCGGAGAAGACCAAACGGATAGCCCAGAAGAAGAAACTGGGTCAACCAGCGGGTAAACCGAAGCGTGTAACACCGCTACGTAGGAAGAAACGAAGTGGCTAAAGGTGTAAAACATTACTTCAAGGATGGTGCAGAACATAAAGGTGGGATGCACAAACACCCTGATGGTACGTTGATGACAGGCAAAAACATGTCTAGAACATCGAAAAAACTGTATCACTACGGGGATTTATCCAAGAAGGCTAAAGAAAAAGCTAGAAACGGCTGGAAAAAATAATGGCTACATCAGGCACAACAGCATTTAATATGCCGTTCACAGACATCGCTGAAGAGGCGTGGGAACGCGCTGGGCGGGAGCTACGGTCTGGGTATGACCTACAGACTGCACGTCGCTCTATGAATCTGATGACGATTGAGTGGCAAAACCGTGGCATTAATATGTGGACTATCGAGCAGGGATCACTGGATCTTGTGCAAGGACAGTCTACGTACGCTTTACCGGACGACACCATTGACCTACTGGAACACTCTATTCGGACGGGTGCGAACAATCAGACTACGCAATCTGACCTAACATTGAGTCGGATTAGTATCAGTACGTACTCGTCAATACCCAACAAAATAACACAGGCTCGTCCTATACAAATCGTCGTGCACAGGGACAGCGGGCAAACTTACCCGACAGGTATTACGTTAGCTGCTACCGCATCCAGCACAGATACGACAATCACGCTAAGTGGGGTGGCTGGTCTACCTCCTGCGGGGTTTATCAAGTTAGAGAACGAGATTATTAACTACAGTTACATTACCGGTAACGTGTTACAGAACTGCTTTAGAGGCCAGCAGGGCACCACAGCAGCGACGCATACCGTGGGTGGTACCGCTATACCAGCGTACTGGGAACAAGTCCCCTCGGTAACTGTATGGCCCGTCCCGGACAATGTTGAGAGTTACAAGATAATTTATTGGCGTATGCGGCGTGTACAAGACGCAGGTAACGGTATCGAGACAGCCGACATGAATTTTAGGTTTTTTCCGTGTTTAGTAGCGGGTCTGGCCTACCATATTGCTATGAAAGTTCCTGAGTTTATGGAAAGAGTACCTATGCTTAAAGCAGCGTACGAAGAACAGTTTGAACTTGCGGCAGGAGAAGACAGAGAAAAAGCCCCGATCAGGTTTGTACCTCGCGCAGGTAGGATCTAACAATGGGTACGCGGTTTGCTTCTGATAAGAAAGCCATCGCCATGTGCGATGTGTGTGGGTTCCAGTACAAACTAAAAGAGTTAAAAAGTTTAATTGTTAAGGATAGAGATACGCAGATAAAAGCGTGCCCCGAATGTTGGAATCCGGGTCAACCACAGCTTAAACTAGGTGAGTTTCCGGTCAGTGATCCACAGGCAATACGAAATCCTAGACCAGATAGAAGTTTAGGTACGTCAGGAGTTTATAGTAGTAGAGATATACAATGGGGTTGGAACCCTGTAGGTGGCGGAAATGATCCGTTTGGTCTAACCCCTAACGACTTAGTGGCTACTGGATCAGTAGGTACAGTTACAATAACGATTACATAGGAGTAGTACGATGTATAACCCTAAAAACGTTTTTGGCATGGATGAAGTAAAAGTACATAAAGACAAAGGTGTTAAGTCTTATGGCCCCAAGCCAAGCATGAAAGACGTTAAAACGTCCGGTGTTAAGATGCGCGGTGCTGGCGCTGCGACTAAAGGTTTCATGTGTCGAGGGCCGATGGCTTAAACCATGAATTACACGCAGCTTAAAGCAGACATTCAGGACATTTGTGAAACAACTTTTACAGATGACCAACTCGCTTTGTTCACTGAACAGTCGGAACAGAAGATATACAATACTGTACAGATACCTGCGTTACGTAAAAACGTTACTGGCTCGTTGACCACAGATAATAAATACCTAGACACACCGGCTGATTTTTTATGGTCGTATTCGTTAGCCGTAATTGATGGCAGTGGTAACTATTCGTACTTGATTAACAAAGACGTTAACTTCATACGCGAAGCATACCCTAACGCCACTTCTACTGGTTTACCGGTGCATTACGCTTACTTTAACGACGATGCGTTTATTGTTGGGCCAACACCGGATAGTGGGTACTCGGTAGAGCTGCATTATGGGTATTACCCTGAATCTATCGTTACCGCAGGTACTACGTGGTTAGGTGATGAGTTTGACAGTGCATTATTGAATGGTGCGTTAGTTGAAGCAATACGGTTTATGAAAGGTGAACCTGATCTTGTAGCTCTGTATGAGCGGTTATTTTTACAGGCTCTTGGCCTACTCAAGAATCTTGGGGATGGCAAACTGCGCGAAGACGCATTCCGTTCAGGACAATTACGGGTTCCAGTAACTTAAGGAGTTTAACATGGCAATTACACAGGCAATGTGTACTTCGTTCAAGCAAGCATTACTTGACGGAGAAATGGATTTTAGTAGTGACACAGCGCAGTCTTATAAGATCGCGCTAATTAAATCGGGTTCGTCGGGTACTTTTGGTGCTGCTACGACTAGCTATACCGATTTAACGGGTAGTTCTGATGAAGTCACGGGCACAGGGTATACTGCGGGGGGTAACACGCTGTCTATCTCTACCAACCCTACTACTGGGGGTACTACGGCGTTTCTTAGTTTTGGTACAACTACGTGGACTACGGCGACAATTACCGCTGCTGGGGCTTTAATTTACCAAGCAGGTGGGTCTACCCCTGCGGTTGCGGTGCTTGATTTTGGTGGTGATAAAACATCTACGGCAGGTGATTTCCAGATTACTTTCCCGACAGCGGATGCTACTAACGCCATTATCAGGATTGCTTAGGCATAACTAATGCCATCTTCGACGACATACGAAGGCTGGGGACGTGCTAGTTGGGGGCAAGGTTCGTGGGGAACCCCCCTTATCATTGTCAATGTTGATGGTGTCCAAGCAACCGGAGCAATAGGTAATGTAAGTGTCGCTGCCGATGCGATAGTAGCTGTTACAGGAGTTGCTGGCACAGGTAATATAGGTGCGGTATCGGTAAGCGGGGATGCAAATGTAACCCCGTCAGGGCTAGAAGCCACAGGTGCTATAGGTAATGTAACTGTATCGGCTGACGCTATTGTTGCAGTCACAGGAGTAGCAGGAACCACAGCTCTAGGGACAGTAACAGTATCAGGGGATGCAAATGTAACCCCAGCAGGGTTAGAAGCCTCTGGTGCTATAGGTACGGTATCGGTAAATGCTGATGCCATAGTCGCCGTAACGGGTGTAGCTGGAACTGTAGAAACAGGTTCTGTAACGGTAGGGGGTGATGCAAACGTAGCCCTAACTGGTGTTCAAGGGACTACAGCTCTTGGTACAGTAACGGTAGACCTAATTATTCGAGTGCCGGTTACCGGTGTTCAAGCTACTGGCGCTATTGGCGATGTAATTGTAGGGCTTGGGGTAAACATATTTGCTACAGGTGTGGAAGCCACAGGTGAAGTAGGGACTGTACACATATGGAGTCAAATAGTCCCCGGTCAAAATCCGAACTGGCAAGATATTAATGATGCACAAAACCCAAATTGGGCTAATATAAATACAGCTCAGAATCCGAACTGGCAAGATATTAATGATGCACAAAACCCAAATTGGGTTAATATAAATACAGCTCAGAATCCAAACTGGCAAGACATAGCCGCATGAGGGTAAGAACATGACAACGCAATATACTACGATCCTTAAACTGGCTCTTCCCGTTCAGGGG